ACGAACGATCCATCGCCCAAGACCAGTACGTGGGCGTTCACCACGATCCCTGAGGTTATTCCAGGGTACAAGCCGACATCACATGTGGTGTTTGACACAAGACATGTGGATCAGTACATCATCGCCAAGCTCGAGGATATTCTCTACGGTAATGCGGATGCCGATCCAAGGCTTCCCACAGCCGATGAGCTCCTCGGATTCCTGATCACTCCACCAGGCACCAGATGGTGGGACGTGACCGGTCTTGCTGACTTCCCTGATGGTGCAGTTACTGGCGACTCCGGGATTGACTTCAGCACATATGACTTGTACGCAGATGTCGCAGCCAACAACACTGCATATTTGTGGGACATCACCGGTGGCATAGACTTCCCAGCCGAAGCCGTTGTTGGCGACTGGGGTCTTGATCAGCAGACGGGCGATATTTACCAGATGACGTAACAGGAGGAACGGTGCGCGTAGCATGGGCCGACGCCCACCTCTATTCTCAGGGGGTGAGCAACGGAGTTCTATATCCGCAAAATTCCCCGGGGGTACCCTGGAACGGATTGATTTCAGTTTCCGAAGTAGGAGACTCTGCTCCGACGGCTCTATATTTCGACGGGCAGAAGTACCAGGATCAGATGGCCCTGGCTACCTATGCCGGTACCATCCAGGCGTTCACATATCCTGATGAGTTCGAGTCCTGCATCGGGCTTGACGCCGGCTTCAGTGCCCAGCCTCGCCAGTCTTTCGGTTTCAGTTACCGGGACACAAGAGAGATCCATATTGTCTACAACGCGTCGGTCTCTCCGTCCAGTGATCAATACCAGTCTCTTGGTGGAGATGTCACCCCGGTGGCTTTCTCGTGGGATTTCAGCACTACTCCAGTTGAAATCCCTTTCGGCCGGCCTACTGCGCATCTGGTCATTGTAACTGATTTCGCTGACGCGGATTCCATGGCGGCACTCGAGGCCATCCTCTATGGTGATGACAGCAACAACCCATCATTGCCTGATCCAGCGGTCCTGTACGAGCTCTTTGAGTCAAACGCATTGCTCCGGATCACAGACAATGGCGATGGTACCTGGACTGCCGATGGACCCGATGATGCGGTCATAGACAATGGTGATGGAACGTTCTCGATCACCTGGCCGTCAGCACTCTTCATCGATGACACCACATACGAGATTTACTCACTCTGATTGGAGGCCTAATGGCAACGGTTACGGGCATGACCGCTGACGCAATGGAAGCGATCGCTGCTGATGTCGTAGTTGACGGTACTGTTGACGGAACGGGTCATCTGATCCTGACCAAGCATGATGCATCTACAATTGATGCCGGAGATGTAACTGGACCGAAGGGCGACAAAGGCGATACGGGTCTTACTGGGCCTCTCGGCATTGCACCAACTGGCGTTATCGTGATGTATTCGGCTGCGGTAGCGCCATCTGGGTGGCTTATTTGTGACGGTACGGCCGTTTCAAGGGTTACCTTCTCTAGTCTTTTCACACTGATCGGGACAACTTATGGAGCCGGAAACGGGACGACTACGTTCAACCTTCCAAACCTCCAGCAAAGATTCCCCAGGCAGGACACTGCTCATCTGGGTACTGCTGGTGGAGCGACCACGCATGGCCATACGGTTCAAGGCGGGGCGACGCCGGTCACGGCGCAGATCAAGATAGCGCAAGGTCCTGGTCCGAACATCTGGATCAACCGACAGAGCGGTGACACCTGGACAGCGAACTTCGCCGTTGCTGCATCTGCAGGAACTACAACCAACACGGATAGCAACAACAACGGCGCCCTGGTGACCGGCGTAACAGCTGTGGCTGATCACACGCCGCAGTATCTGAACCTGAACTTCATGATCAAGACCTAGGGAGTCCAGTGCCAATCGATATTACGGTCCATGGGGACTTCAGTGCGACTGAACGTTTCCTGGCCTTGCTAGGCCGCGGTCAGATGTTCCGTAATCTCGACATGTATGCACAACGAGGTGTGGCCGCACTGGCCGCCGCAACACCAGCAGATACGGGCGCCACCGCTGCATCCTGGAGTTACGAGATATCTGTGAATCCAGCGGGAGCAGTGATCGCCTGGACTAACACGCATCTTGATGCAGCCGGAACACCAATCGCGATCATGCTTCAGTACGGTCATGGCACCGGAACCGGCGGTTACGTACAGGGCAGGGACTACATCAACCCTGCGATTCAGCCCATATTTGATGAGATCTCCAACGCCGTGTGGAGGGAGGTGATGGCGAATGGCTAGCATTGATGAACGCATTCTTGAGATGACGTTCAAGGGCTCTTCTCTGCTTTCGGGTGTGCAGAAAACTCTGGAAGCACTTAAGAGCCTGAAGGAAGGCCTGAACGGCTTCAAGGGTTCTGAGAAAGACCTTAACGCTCTTGATGATGCGGGCAAGAGATTCTCCCTGTCCGGCATGGCTAGTGGTATCGACAACGTAACTCACCACTTCAGCCTGATGCGGATTGCTGGCCTAACTGCTTTCACCTCTCTTGTCCGGCAAGGGCTGTTCGCGGGGGAACACCTGCTCGCGTCGTTCACGATTGACCCAATCAAGGCCGGTCTGGCGTCGTATGAAACCAAGATCAACGCGATCCAGACGATCCTCGCGAACACCTCTGCGGCCGGCACGACGCTTAAGCAAGTTACAGCAGCGCTGAACCAGCTGAACACTTACGCCAACAAGACCGTGTACAACTTCGGTCAGATGGCGAAGAACATCGGTACGTTCACCGCGGCCGGCGTCGGCCTGAACACCTCGGTCGCCTCGATCAAGGGTATCGCGAACCTGGCGGCCCTATCAGGATCAAGTGCTGAGCAAGCCTCAACTGGTATGTACCAGCTTTCACAGGCTATTGCTGCCGGCACGGTTCACTTGCAGGACTGGAACTCGGTCGTCAACGCCGGCTTCGGTGGTAAGGTCTTCCAGAAGGCTTTGGTCGACACTGCCAGGGCTCAGGGTGTATCTGTTGACGCCATGATCAAGAAGTACGGCAGCTTCCGTCAGTCCCTGCAAAGTGGCTGGCTGTCGGCTAAGGTCCTGACCGCGACGCTGTCGCAGTTCACCGGCGACCTCAGCGACAAGCAGCTCAGGGCAATGGGCTTCACTGCCCAGGAAACCGCTGCGATCCAGAAGCAAGCCAAGATCGCTGTTCAGTCGGCAACGCAGGTCCGGACTGTATCTGGTCTGTTCCAGGACCTGAAGGAAGAAGTTGCAACAGCCTGGTCGAATGTATTCCAGGCACTGATCGGTAACATCGGTCAGGCAACCAAGACTCTTTCCTCACTGCACAGCGTTGCTGAAAGTGCCCTGACTTCACCGATTAACAGTCTCGCCAAGATGCTGGAAGCATTTAACAAACTTGGCGGACGCGATATTGTCATCCAGGCCATCACCACAGCATTCCACGCTCTTGGTGCTGTGATGCATACTGTGGGGCAAGCTTTCCGCGACGTCTTCCCGTCCAACGGCGGGAGTGCAGCTCAAGGCCTGATCACGCTGGCGTTCCATCTGCTGGCGTTTGCTAATGCACTTACGCCGACCAAGAAGACGCTCGAAGACTTCAGGGTCATCTTCACTGGCGTGTTCTCAGCGGTCAAGATTGTCATCGACGTCATCAAGGCTCTATTTGGCGGTCTTTCCCAGATCGGTGGGGCAACCAAGAGCGCCGGTGGCGGCTTCCTGGACTTCATTGCCACTCTCGCGCACTTCATTACCAATCTGAAGAATGCGATCGAATCTGGAACTGCGCTTGCTACGTTCTTCCGTGTGCTGGGTACAGTTCTGGCCTTTCCGATCAAGCTCCTTGGCTCCATCACCGGCCTGCTAGGCGGATTCGGTGGCGCCGCCGGAAAAGCAACGAGCGCTGTCGGCGACTTTGTCCATAAGATCGGCGCCGTGTTCAGCGGTCTCGCTGCGGCAATCGTCGCCGGAATCCAGAACGGGAACTTCAGTGCAGTAACCGGTGTCATCAACCAGCTCCTGCTGGGTGGTGTACTGCTGTCCATCCGGAAGTTCATCAAGGGTCTGGGCAAGGGATCAGGTCCTGGTGGCGGTGGATTGTTTGCCGGCATCAAGGAATCGTTCGAAGCCTTGACCAGTTCGCTCAAGACCCTGCAAACCAGTCTTAAGGCTGGCATTCTTGAGAAGATCGCCATTGCTGTGGCACTACTGGCGGCCTCATTGCTGGTGCTGTCGCTGATCAACATCAAGGACCTGACCAAGGCTCTTGGTGCCATCACGGTCATGTTCACTGAGCTCCTTACTGCAATGGCCATTGTGACTAAGGTCGGCGGGTCTGCCGGTATAGTCAAAATGGAAGCAATTGCAGTGGCTCTTAACCTGCTGGGTACTGCGCTTGTGATCCTTGCAGGCGCTGTCGCTATCCTGGCGCAATTCAGCTGGGAGCAGTTGGCCAAGGGTCTGGGTGCTATTGCAGTTCTGCTGCTGGAGTTGACTGGCGCAACAGCGCTGATGTCGACCAACTCCAAGGGCCTGATCACCTCAGCGATTTCCATGGAGATCATGGCGGTTGCGCTTAACACACTGGCCTTTGCTGTCGCTAAGCTCGGGAAACTGAGTCTCGGCACGTTGGCCAAGGGGATTGGAGCCATCGCAGTACTGCTGGCGATCCTGGCCGGCTTCAACGCAATCAGTGGTGCCCAGCTAATCAGCACCGCCACGGCGATGGTCATCGTTGGTGCAGCACTGGTAGTCATTGCCCAGGCAGTGACAACGCTAGGCAAGTTGTCGGTAGACACGCTGGCCAAGGGACTGGTTGGTGTTGCGGTAGCACTAGGCATTATCGCTGTTGCGATGAACCTGATGCCACCAACGATGTTGCTCACATCAATAGCCTTGTTGGCTGTGGCCGAAGCCCTGGTGATCATGTCAGGCGCTTTGACCACCTTCGGCAACATGTCGATCACCCAGATCGGCAAATCGCTGCTTGAACTGGCTGGAGCACTGGCGATTATCGCAGCTGCCATGATTCTTATGACAGAAGCTCTCCCTGGGGCGGCAGCACTTATAGTAGTAGCAGCCAGTCTTGCCATCCTTACGCCTGTCCTGATCGCTCTGGGAAACCTTTCCTGGGAACAGATCGCAAAGGGCCTGGTCACACTGGTTGGCGTTTTCACGATTTTGGCTGCGGCGGGAATTCTGCTCACACCCGTTATTCCGACACTTCTCGGGTTGGGCCTGGCTATCACCTTGCTGGGCGTCGGTATATTGGCGGCCGGCGCTGGTGTAGCATTGTTCGCGGTGGGGCTAACAGCCCTTGCCCTGGCAGTAACTGCATCCGGTGCAGCAATCGTGGCATTTGTCGGCAGTATCTTGTCGCTTATTCCACTAACCTTGAAGATGCTGGGCGAAGGGATAGTGGCGTTTGCTGTCGCCATCGGAAACGGTGCTACAGCGATCGCCAAGGCATTCGGCCAAATACTCAGTGCAGTCTTCGACACGATCGTCAAGGTAGCTCCGAAGGCAGAGGCTGCATTCACGGCGATCATATCTGCAATGCTGGGTGCGATCAACAAGAACGCTCCGAGGCTCATCACCACATTCGCTAATCTCATCCTTAACATTCTGGGTGCGATGAACCGATATTTGCCGCGGTTCCTAACGGCAGGTACGAACCTCATAGTCAACTTGCTTAACGGTGTTGCAAGCCGGATAGGGCGAGTTGTCACTGCAGCAACGAACATCATCATCGCATTCATCAACGCTATCGGTAATGGCGGACAACGCGTCGTCTCCGCTGGCGTCAACATGGTGATCAAGCTTGTTAACGGGATCGCCAACAAGATCCGTTCCAGCAGTGGCCAGATTCATGCCGCTGCCGGGAACCTCGCAAGTGCCATCATCGAAGGTATGGTGGCCGGCATCACAGGCGGTATTGGTTCCGTCGTGGGTGCTGCTATCGGCATGGCCAAGAGTGCTTTGAGTGCGGCGATGGGCGCCTTGCACATCAACTCCCCGTCCAAGGATTTCCGGGACATGGTTGGTGCGGCGATTCCTGAAGGCACGGCTCTTGGCATCAAGCAGTCGACTAGTCTGGTGACCGACCAGGTAACGACCATGAGCGAGTCGATGATTGGCGCACTCGGGGACTCGCTGTCCGGTCTCAGCGATGCTGTGAATTCGAACCTGGATCTGCAGCCCAAGATCACGCCCGTGATCGACCTTAGTCAGGCACAGCAAGGATTCAGCGATCTCAACAAGATGTCCAAGGCTCAACTGATCGCTGCTACCGGGTCAACTGCGTCAGCTCTAGGCATTTCGGCTTCGCAGGCAGCACTTGCAGCTAGTGCAGCGCAAAATACCCCCGGTGGGACAAACCTGACATTCAATCAGAACAACTACTCGCCGGTGCCTTTGCCGGCTGTCGATATTTACCGCCGAACCAAGAACCAGCTGTCTATCGCGAAGGGAGCGCTGGGTGCTAACAGTAGTTGAAGCAACAAACATCCTTGGTAGTACCCTGCGTCTCCCCTTGCTGGACACGTCCAAGGGATATTCTGTCCGGGAGATCGATGGTCTGGGTCCCGTCGCTGCAACGCTGACTTCATCGTCACTGGCGCAGGTAGATGGGACTCAGGCTCAGAACGCCCGGCGGGAAAGCCGTAACATCACGATGAAACTGGGATTCACTCCAGACTTCGTGAACACGACAGTGCAGTCTCTGCGTTCGGTGCTTTACGACTACTTCATGACCAAGGCACTCGTCGACTTGAACTTCTATATTGACGATGTGCTGACGATGGTGACCAGCGGGCAAGTTGAGACATTCGACAACCCGCTGTTCACTGCCGACCCGGAAGCGGATATTTCGATCTTGTGCTACGACCCGGACTTCTACGGGCCGGCGCCGCTGACTTTGAGCAGCAGCACAAGGTCGGATACCAACACCAGCCTGATCACGTACACAGGTAACTCAGAAGCAGGGCTCATATTTACCCTGAATGTCAACAGAGCCCTGACCGACTTCTGGATTACCCTGCAGCGCCCGGACAACCAGCGCCAGAAGATGGAGATCACTGGTTCGTTCGTGGCTGGTGATGTGATTACGATCGACACCCGGCCGGGGTCTAAGGCAGTTACTCTCATGCGGAGTGGCATCTCGTCTTCGATCCTGGCCGGCTTCGATGAAACTGGAACCTGGCTGTCTTTCCAGAAAGGGCCAAACCAGTTCGGGGCGTTCGCTGCTGGTGCGGGCATCCCCTACACCATGGTGTACACGACCCAGTTTGGAGCGCTTTAATGCTCCCTCATCTGTGGTACACCCTTGACGAGAAGTTTCGTCGCCAGCAGGTGATCGAGGGATTCCAGTCGTTCATCTGGACTGAGCGGTACAACACCGCCGGAGAGTTCCAGATAGTCACCAAGTCGACATTTCCTAACCGGCAACTCCTTGCTGATAAAACCTGGATTGGCAAGCACGGATCTACGTACGTTGCAAGAATCGACACGGTCACTGACGGCTATGCCGATGATGGATCAAGGAACATCACCGTCATCGGCAAGATGCTCGAGAGCATATTCAATGACCGGGTAGCAATGCCAACTCTCGACAACCTGACAGTATCTCCGAACTGGGTCATCACGGGTACACCAGGAGCCATTGCCAGGGAGTTGTTCAACCGGATTTGTGTCGAAACGGCTCTTGATGTACACGACAACATCCCGAATTACCAGTTCGGGACACTGCTGCCTGCGGGCAATCTCGGCGAGCCAACAGACACGATCACACTGACTGCCTCGCCAGACACGCTATATTCCACCCTAACGCAGCTCTGCAACGCCTACAGTCTGGGTTTCAGACTCGTTCG